ATGAGTATATTGGATAATGCAAGATATGCAGAGATAGGTAAGAAGGCAGAAGCAAGAGGGTTAGCTAATGAAGCAATTAAAAGAGTTGCTCCTATGATAGAGAAAGAAACGGTAAGGAAGTATGCACCGGTAATACAGGAGCAAGCAGCTAGGGATACACTAAGTGCGCTACTAGCTGGACGGAATAATGGATATAGTTCGTATGGTAGTGGATACGGATTATCACAACTACAAATTAGATAAGGAGTAAAAGATGGATGAGCAAATGGGACTAAGTCAAAGAGGAATGGAGCAGCAACCACAACAAGGTGAGATTGCAATAGAGGATGTAATTAAGGCGTTAATGCAGGGAGTTAGTCCAGAAGAGCTAATTAAAGCAGGAGTACCAGCTGAGATGGTACAGCAAGCAGTGCAAATGATACAGCAACAACAACAACAACAGCAAGAAGCACCAGCACAAGGTGGGTTAAGTCAGGCAGGATTAAGGTAACTTAAAGAAGACTTAAGTTAGTAACTAGTATAATACGCTAACGATATAATCGTAATTAACCGTAATAAAGGAATTACATCATGGATACAATAAATCAATCGCAAGCAAGCGAAAAAGATATGAGCTATTGGGTCGAAATGGCCGAAGCGTTAGAGAGATTGGAGAGAAACCAAGACTTCATCAAAGTGATTGAAGAGGGCTACTTCAAAGATAAGGCAGTTAGCGGAGTTAGTATACTGGCAAGTGACCAGGTTAAGAGTAGTGGAAGAAGAACAGATGTGATGGAGGGACTAATTGCAATTAGTTCGCTACAGGATCACTTCTATACTATTAAGGCGATGGGGCAAGCAGTAGAAGACGAGTACGATGATGATGATGATGATGAAAGCAAGGAGTAACTGATGGGCAAATATACAGAAGAAGAACTGTTCAATATGTCAGATGAAGAGTTACAACTAGCGATGGAAGAGGAAAAAGCAGATATGGTGTCACCAGAGGTAGATGACGTGGAACAACCTGAAGATGAGGAATCCGCAGAACCCGAAGAGGGGCATGACAGCGAACCAGAAGAGATAGAAGATGTACCAGTTGAAGAAGAACCAACGGAGGATGAACCAACAGAGGATGAGCCAGTAGAAGGTGAAGAACCAGTTGAAGAAGAACCGACAGAGGACAAAGAAACTGATAATACGGAAGCTAAACCAGAAGGAGAGCAACCTATAGCAGAAGAGAAGAAGTACAAGTATAAAGCAAATGGACAGGAGTTCGAGTTTACACAAGATGAAGTGATATCAGAATTTGGTAAAGTGTTCGGACAGTCGATGAATTATACTAAGAAGATGCAAGCAATTGCACCATATAGGAAAATGATCAGTGCTATGGAAGAAGAGAAATTAACAGAAGATGATATGAATCTGATGATTGATGCTCTTAAAGGTAACAAAGACGCAATTACTGCGATAGTTAAACGAGCAAACGTAGATGTACTCGATTTAAATGTAGAGCAAGAAAGTGAGTATGTACCTAACAGTTATGGACGTGACGAAAGTGAACTGAAAGTTAAAGAGATAGTTGATGAGATTGCAGCTGATAAAGAGTTTCCGATTACACAAAGTATAGTAACAGAGCAATGGGATGCAAAGAGTAGAGATGTATTTGCAAAAGATCCGGAGTTGATTAAAGAGTTACATATAGATGTGGTTAATGGGGTATTCGATAAGGTGGCTCCAATGGCAATGAAGATGAAAGTGCTAGATGGTGCTAAGAGATCAGATTTGGACTACTATGTTGAAGCAGGCAGACAGTATCATATGGAAGCACGTGCTGCGGAACTACGGGCGCAAGAGCAGCAAAAAGTGGAAAAAGTAGCTGAAATACAGCAACAAAGAACACAAGTAAGAGAAGCTGCTCCGAAGAGGAAGGCGGCTACTATACCGAAGAAAAGGGTGAGTACGCCAAAAGTAACAGACTACTTAGAGGATACTGATGAGGCATTCGAAGAGTGGTATAATAAGCTCCAGGAGAGCATGTAAAGGATAAGAGATGGCAATTCAAACATATGGTAATGGGACTAATAGTTCACAAGGTGCAAATACAATATTACACTACTATGACAAGGCAGGGATAAAAGCTGCTAATAGGGTTAATATATATGGTCAGTTTGCAAGTAGAAAGTATACACCAAAGAAAATGGGTAAAACGTACAAAATCAGCAAATTTATGCATATGTACGATAGATCAATTAATGATGCAGAGTTTAGTGCAAAAGGGTATTTATCAGGTAGAGATTTAACAGCAGTACAAACATTGCTAGCAGCTACTGATGGTACAGGTGCATCATTGACAGAAGGTGCTGGTGCAACTAATGAGAGAACACTACAAAAAGTGACAATGGAAACTTCACTCGCTAGATATGGTGAGATGATCAGTTATACTGATGAAGTTGAACTATTCTCAGAAGATGCAATTCAAGTAAGATATAGAGAAGAACTAGGTGAATTAGCTAATAGTAGATATGAAGATTTAATTCAGTTAGATATGCTAAGTACACCAACTAGAATGTATTCTGGTACAGCTACTTCGTATGCAACACTAGGTGATGGTATCGCTGCTGATGGTTCAGAAGATGATAACTGGACAGTTAGTTATGATCTAATTAGAAGAGCAGTGCGTAGATTGGTTCGTAATAGAGCTAAGAAAAATACAACACTAGTTACTGGATCAACTAAAGTAGATACTAAAACAATTGCTGCAGCTTATCGTGCAATTATCGATGCTGATATCAAAGCTGACTTAGAGACACTTACTAGAGGGACTGGTTATGAGCGTGAGTTCGTATATGTACCATTCCATAAATATGGTGATGCTGCTACTGCTGCACAAGGTGAAGTAGGTGCAATGCATGAAGTCAGATTTATTGAGTCTGAAGCTGCTGTAGTTGAATATCAGAAAGGTGCTGCTGTAGGTACTAACTATGTTGGTAACTTGGCATATACTGGTGCTGCTGGTGGTGATGGTAAATTTGATGTACACCCTATCTTGTTCCCTACACAAGACAGTTTTGCTACTGTTGGTTTAAGAGGAATGGGTAGAATTGCATTTAATAGTAAAACACCTAAAGATATAGATCTAACTAACCCATATGCAACTAAAGGTTTCTTTAGCTACAACTTCTTCTATGCAAGTTTGTTACTAGAGCCAGAGAAAGTTTTACGTTTAGATTGTTTAGTATCTAAGTAATCGAATATTAGAGGTCTTTAAGTAGGCCTCTACCCTCAAGAGGTGGGGAGCAATCCCCTTACCCTACTAAACAACCAATTAAGGATTTAGACAATGACAAAATTAGAAGAATTAAAAAAAGAAGCTACCGACTTGGGTATTACATATAGCCCAAATATCGGAGAAGCAAAACTAGAGGCTAAGATAGAAGAGTATTATAAGTCTGACGAGACCAATAGTGATACTATTAAAAAAGAGATTGAGAAGAAAGAAGCTACTAAGGTAAAAGTAAAAACTAACACGTTAAGAAATAGAGCTAATGAAGCTGAAAGAAAAGCTAGAATACCCCATATTGTGACTATAGTCGATAATGACCAAAGAGAGAATAATGTAACTACTATGGTTAGTGTTACTTGTGGTAATGACTGGTTTGATTTAGGGCTGGTTAGAATACCATTGAATGAACCTGTAGAGGTGATGCAAGGGCATTTGAATGTACTGAAAGAGATTAAAATACCTATGCATAGCATAGATAGAAAAAGCGGATTAACTAGAACAACTCTTAGACAGAGATATAGTATAGATTATCAAGATGAATTAAAAAAATAATATTTAGTAGAGGCTATGTAGGTAGCCTCGTCTAAATATTAAAGGAATGTAATGACTGATATTGTAATAAACGACTTAACTAATGGAAGTATTGTAAATAATAATGGGAACTACTCATGGACAGGCACAGGTATATTTGATAAGCTTATGGCTGCCGTTAATAGTAATATAAAAATAGAATACGATAATGGACGAATAACAGGGCCTGACTATGCTACGGTGTATCTTGGAGCGCTGCAAAGTACTATAGCAGAAGCCGTGCAGTATGTGTTACAAGAGAAGCAAATAGAAGCCCAAACAGACTTACTTGTTACACAAAAAAGTGAAGTCTTACAGAAAATTACTA